ATGTAGGCCTCGTGCGACAGCACGAGGCCGTCATCCTGCGCACCCGCGACCGCCTCCACTTCAAGGACATCGCCGAACGCCTGGGCTGCGATGTGAAGAACGCCCACACCGCATGGAAGCGCGGCGTCGAAGCACTCGCCGCCGAGGCCCGCGAGGCGCACGGGCAGTACGTCGGCGAGCAGCTGGCCACCATCAGCATCGCGATCGACGGACTCATGCCCGCCGTGGTGAAGGGCGACGTCCGCGCAGACGAGGCCCTCGTCAAGCTCCTCGACCACCAGGCCAAGCTCCTCGGCCTCTACGCCCCGCTCAAGGTCAGCGCCACCGTCACAGACGAACGGGTCGCCCGCATCAAGGCGTTGGCCGAGAAGATCGCAGAGCTGGGGCCGGCATGACCACGCACGCCGACCTGGACGCCGATCTCGCCGCCCTCACGCCCGAAGAGCTGGAGGTGCTGGAGGAGCAGCTCGCCGAGATCTTCTGGCAGAAGCGGTGGAACCTGTGGACGCCCTACCCGTGGCAGGTGCCGCCGGATGAGATCGAGACGCTGGGCTGGTGGCTCCAGCTCGGCGGCCGCGGCACCGGCAAAACCGATGGGTGCGCGCGGTACATGGTCGCGCACGTCAACGGGCCCCCGTGTGACCCGCGTCTGCCCGGCGGGCACCGGATGGCCATCATCGCGCCCACGCAAGGTGATGCCGTCGAGGCCTGCGTGAACGGGCCTTCGGGGCTGAAGGCGCACGACCCGCGCGTTGCCTTGCGCACCACAGCGGGCGGGACGTTCGCACGCTGGCCGTCCGGAGCCGAGGCCAAGCTCTTCGGGAGCCACACCCCCGACGACGTCGAGCGGCTCCGTGCCGGTGGTAACCGCTGCCTCGTCTGGATGGAGGAGGTTGCCGCGCAGCGCCGCCTCAAAGAGGCCATCGTCCACAGCGAGATGGGCCTGCGCATCGGCCCGAACCCCCACTACATCGGCAGCACCACACCCAAGCCGCGGACCGAGATCATCGAACTCACCGAGCGGGCCGACGTCGTCGTCACCCGCGGACGCACCCGCGAGGCACACCACCTGCCGCAGGAGCAGCGGGACAAGCTGATCCGCCGCCACGCCGGCACCGCCACCGAGAAGCAGGAACTCGACGGCGAGCTGCTGAAGGACATCGAAGGGACGCTGTGGAAGCGCCTCGTCCTGGACCGCTCCCGCGTCGGCGCCGCCCCGCCCCTCACCCGCATCGTCGTCGCCATCGACCCCGCGGCGAAGGACGGCGACGACTCCGACGAGATGGGCATCATCGTGGCCGGCCTCGGCCAGGCCTACATCCCCGACCGCAACGGCTTCGCCCGCCAGCACGGCTACGTCCTCGACGACCTGTCGGGGCGCATGTCGCCCGAGGAGTGCATGCGCAAGGCGGCCGAGGCCTACCACGCGTGGAAGGCAGACGTGGTGATCGCCGAGACGAACAACGGCGGCGACTGGATCGGGACCACGCTGCGACAGATCGACCGGACGGTGAACTACGACACCGTCACCGCGACCCGCGGCAAGGCGACGCGCGCCGAGCCTGTCGCCGCCGTGTTCTCGCAGAACGCGGCGCACGTCGTGAACAGCCTGCCCGACCTGGAGACGCAGCTCACCACATGGGTGCCGGGGCAGGACAGCCCGGACCGGCTCGACGCCATGGTGTGGGCCCTCACCTCTCTCATGCTCGCGCCCGCGGGCAACTCAGCCGCGGTCGCCTAGGAGGACTGACGTGAGCCAGTACAGGAACCGGGCCCTCGGCCGAGCAGCAGAGAAGCGCGCCGGGCTCGGACTCGACACGCTGCGGGACCGCCGGCCTATCACCGTGGCTGCGATTGGCGGGCAGCAGTCCCTCACCCTCGCCCTCGACGCCGAGGCCCGCGGCTACGCCAACTCCGCGGTGGCGTACCGGTGCGTGGCCGCCATCGCCGACAACGGATCCTCCGTGCCCCTGGTCGTGCGCCGTCCGGACGGCTCGGAGATCGAGGGCCACGAGATTGCCCACCTGTTCAACAAGCGGCCCAACCCGCTCATGTCCGCCCGCGTCTTCAAGTCGCTGCTGCTCCAGCAGGCCGAGCTGGCCGGGCAAGCTTTCGTGTGGCTGGACCGCGGCGAGACCGGCCAGGGCCGCATCACCGAGATGCACCTCGTCTTCGACCAGGTCGACGTCATCGTGAACAAGCCGCTCGCGCAGCGCCCGACGACGGCCGACATCATCGGCTTCATCATCCGCCGGGCCGACGGCACACAGGTCCCCGTCCTGCCGGAAGAGATGCTGTGGATCCGCTACCCGCACCCCTTCGACGCGCTCGGCTGCCTCGCCCCGTGGAAGGCGGCACGGCACGCGGTCGACATGGACGCCTACGCCCGCGAGTGGCAGCGCCTGTCCTACGCCAACGGGGCCCGCCCGACCGGTGTGGTCTACCTCGGTGCGATGGGGGAGAACGAGTTCAACCAGACCAAGGCAGCCTGGCGCTCGTCGATGCAGGGCCCGGAGAATGCGGGCAAGACGCTGCTGGTGCGCAGCGAGCCCGGCGCCGGCGGGCAGGGCAAGAACGGCATCGGCTACGAGCGGCTCGGGTTCACGCCCGAGGAAATGGACTACCTCGAGTCCCGGATGTCGAACGCGGCTGAGGTGATGCTGGCCTTTGGGATCCCGCACGACTACCTCGTCGGCGGGACGACGTACGAGAACCGGTCTGCGGCGAAGGCGACGCTGTGGTCCGACACCATCAAGGGCAAGCTGGAGATCATCGGTTCGGAGGTGGACCGCGGCCTACTGCCGCTGGACACCGAGGAGGCCGAGTTCGACCTCTCCGGCGTGGAGGCGCTCCAGGAGGCGCAGGACTCGGTGGCCAGCCGGGTGCGGGCCATGCTCTACGCCGACGGCATGATGATCGACGAGGCCCGCGCCGCGATCGGCCTTGACCCCCTCCCGGGCGGGATCGGTGCCCACACCATCACCCCGTACCGGGCGCAGTTCGCCCCGGTGCAGGGCGCGGCCGGCACCGACGGGGCCCGGTCGTGGGACGCGGATTTCTCCCGTCTGACCCCGTCGGTGCCGGACGTTGGGCCCGTTGTCGAGCGGGCGGTAGAGGCCGCGCTTGCCCGGCTGCTGGGTGCGGCTCCGACGCAGGTCGACGACCGTCCGACGGCCCGTCTGGAGCGCGCCGACGACACCCCGTCGTACGCCGTCGATCGCCGACATCAACGCGGCGTACGACGAGCTGGAGGGTGCCGGACGGCGGGCGGTGCAGGCTCTCGCCCGCGAGCAGCGGGACCGCGTGCTGCGCGACTTCGACCGGCTGATGAAGAAGCCCGAGCGGTCGGCCGCGTGGCTGACCGAGGTACGCACCGAGGCGTGCGCCCTCGCCCGCGAGCAGGCCCTCACCCTCGCCCCGCCGGACCCCGAGCAGGTGCCGGCCGCCCGCCTCACGGACATGGACGTCGCCTCCGGGCCGGACGGGTGGGAGGAGCGCATCAAGGTACGTGACCTGTTCGACCCGAGGTACTGGCGGCGGCGTACGGGCGAGGTGCTGCGGCCGTTCGTCGAGCGGGCATGGAAGCGCGGCGGCGCGTCGATCACCGCAGACTTCGACCTCGACGAGCCGACCGTGTCTGATGCGCTGGACGCCCGGGTGGAGGAGTTGGCCGGGCAGGTGACGGCGACGACGGAGCAGGTGCTGCGCTCGCAGCTGCTCGCGCACGGCGTCGCCGAGGGCGAGTCGATCCCGGAGCTGCGCGCCCGCATCCAGCGGGTGTTCACGAACCTGTCCGACCACCGGGCCACGATGATCGCCCGCACCGAGACCGTCGGCGGCTACAACCAGGCCTCGTTCCTGGCCGCGCTGGACTCCGGGGCCACGCGCAAGACCTGGCTGGCGACGGCTGACCAGCGGACCCGCGAGACCCACAGGCAGGAGAACGGCTCGGCGGTCGCGATGAACAAGCGGTTCACCCTCACCAAGTCCCGGTGGCCGGCGGACCCGACGGCCCCGGCCGCGCAGAGCATTCAGTGCCGGTGTGCGCTGACCTTCGAGTTCGACCCCGAGGAGTCCTGACCATGGCTGCCACCCTGCTGCGCGGCGAGGTCCGCGCCATCCTCCAGCCCGCCGGTACCTCGCAGTACCAGGGCGCCTACTGCCCGCCCGGCGTGCCGTTCGCCGAGGTGCGCCGGGGCCCGTTCGACGGCAAGGCGGACATCGGCGTCGTGCCCGACCCGAACGGCGACATGCCCCGCCACATGACGTTCGGCGGGGGTTTGGTCGTCTACGAGTACGACGGCCGGGACCGGCAGGGC